CACATTACCCACTGGCTGGTCGTGCTTATGGTCTAGCAGCAGCGGGATACTTCCTTTCGAGGTTAGGCCCATAGGGTCTATAACATCGTTGACCCTATCCGGTGTGGGAGTGGATGCCCACCCCCTAATCTCGCGCTTATCTTCATTGACGGATTTAACTTCAAATCCTGAGATTGACTTACTAAGTATAGTAGTACTCCTACTCATTAATTGTTCGATCGATCCAATATATTTAACAGCTACAGGATTGGACCACATCGGCCCTGCGCCTAATTGTGCTGCTTACGGGCTAGTAGGCTCCGTAGAACAGCGTTCCGCCTACCCACGTGTCGTACTGCGCGCTGTTGACCGCTGGATAACTCCACGTCAAAACACCGTTAGCTACGGATAACGTAGGTGTGAGCATGCCCCCTGAGAGGAAACCGGACCCCGGCATTACGGCTGGTTGAAACGAACACCATCCGCCCTGATTCATACGCGAGTCGGTGACGCTACCTGACGGGTTGCTCTGCCCGATTATTCGAGAATCTATGATCCGCAATACGCGGTACGTCGCGTCTAGGATGATGTTTCCAGACGCGTCGAAAATCTGCATTCCTACACTCATAATCCCCTTATATTTGGTTGTAGCGCATCTGGTAAGCGTAGCCCCCTTGGCGGCGCATCTTTTGATCCAAGCGCCTATCCACGAATGCCTGTACCACCGTGTGCAATTCTTTGGCGTCCGTGTCGGAGAGACCGCCGCCGCCGTTGTTATGCACCACGACAGACACCGGGCTACCGCCGCTTGATCCGCCGGACGAGGAAACCGAGCCAACAGCACCGCCAGAGGCGAAGTGAGAGACACCGCCGTTATTGATAGACTCCAGCAAGCTACCGTATTTCTTCGCCTGGGATGCCTTAATAACGTACTCGCCATTCGACAGCATGGCCGGGATGCTATCGCTAGTACCCGTGCCAGCGCCAACGATAGCGCCGCCGGTTGCGTAGTTACCGACCGCCCCGCCTGTGCTAAAGAACGACGTACCGATGGTCTGAAATAGCTGCATTTCGGCTTGGTGCAGCGCAATCTTTGCGAGGTCCGCAAGGATTCCGGCAGTGAAGGTATCGAAGTTCCCTTTTCCAGTCGTGATAAACGTATCGAGTGCATTCGATGCATCCTGCCACGCGGAGGTAAAGGCCGTAGAGACCATCTGGGCGTTAGTCTGCCCGTCCCCGCCGAGCTTGGTAACTGCAAGGTGCATTTGGTCCGAATAGCTATTACGTACGTTCTGCTCTTGCGCCAGATGGTCGGTAAGCTGCTGCATCTGTTGGTCGTACTGGTCGGACTGCCATTTAACTTTGTTCTGATATAGCTGCTGATCGGACGCGGGGTCAAGGCCGTACTGCTCGTATAGAGCCAGCATTTTCTGTGCGTACTGCTGGGCTAGCTGATACTTTGCGTTATACGTTGCCGCTTCCTGTGGCGAATCGTACCTCGTAGCATCTTGGACCGCATACGCAGCACCCTGTTGCTGAAGCGGTTGACCGCCCTGCACCATATACCGCTGCATATCCTCAGTTCGCTTCTGCTGCAACTGAGCCAGAGAGGTATTCAACCCTTGTTCAAGGTCAAGCCTCTGCCCCTGCAACTTCTGTAAGTCCTTAAGCGCCTCCTGATAGGCCGCACTCTCGGGCTTCGCCTGAGCGATATCTACGCGCTTCTGTGCGTTGCTAATCTGTTGGTCAAGCGCACGCTCCTGGATTGCTGCAAGCTGCGTAAGGTAGGTCTCGCTATCGACCAAGCCAAGACTACGCGACGCCTTAAGCTGTGATTCGTGCCGTTTCTCCTCCGCCTCGATAAGCTGGTTAGCAGCAGTCATAGAGGCAATCTGCCCCGCGAACGCACCCGAGTTACCATGTACGCGCGTTTTCTTTGCGTACTCCGCATTAATTTGCGCAACGTTCTCATAGTGACGCTTGAGGGCCGCTTGATAGTCGGCAGACGCTTTATCCAGGTTGGCCGTAGCTTTGGCAAACGAGGCATTTTCAGAGTCAAGCTGCTGGCTGTGCTGGCGCTGTGGCGTTGCGTATTGCGAGGAGCTAAGATAGCTATCGACCGAAATCTTTGCGTCCCCAGACTTTGCGCGCGCTGCGTTGTCACTTGCAATCTTTTGCTGTGCTGCTTGTACCTTCTGCAGGGCCGCTACCTGGGCGTTTGCCGCGTCGAGGTCTGCCTTTGCCGATCCCGTGTTGCCGAACGGCATAGCCTTAGCTTGGGCGAGGTTACGCTGTGCCGCAGACTGGCGTGCGAGCGCGTCCGTGAGCTTCTCTGCGTTCGTTGCAGCGACGCCCATACTGTCAAAATTTTGCCCAGCCTGCTTTGCTGCGTCCGCGAAACTGCGCCAGAGCTTCGTAAGTAAGCCTACGTCCTGCTCACCCTGTGCAGCCATGCGGTGCTGCGATTCTGCTACAGCATCGATAAACGCCTGTGTGGCTCTTGCGGTGTCGCCTGTCTTAACGTACCCGTCGATTACTTCAATCTGCGCGGCGCTAAACGTGTGGTACTGCGCTTGCAGTTCCGCCATACCCTTTTTAGGGTCGTCCAGCATCTTTGTAAAGGCTTCAGCCGCCTTGTCCGCCGACATCCCGGAGTCTTTACCGAACTGCGTAACAACGCTGGTAAGCTCCGCCAAGGTGTTAGCGGAGGCCGCGCCAGTGCGAATCAACGCCGACATCATGGCGGTGGTGTCTACCAAGCCACCATTAGCCCCTGCGAGTTGCTGGGCCATTGTGGCAAGCTCGTCGTTTGTGAGACCCAAGTAACCGTTGGTGACGGTTGAGGCTTTGTCCAACGCATCGATTGCGGAGGTAACCTTGTAGATGTCTGCCGCAGCAGCACCCACCGCCGCAGCAAATAGGCCGATACCTACACCCGTGGTAGACATGATAGCGCCCAGCGCGTCCGTTCGCTCACCAAGTACACCTAATGAACCTGCGAACCTCGTCCAGTTTCCTTGTGAGGCTTCGTGGGCCAAAACGAGTAATTCGCGCCGTGCGCCCGAACTGTTCAAGCTGAATTCGTGCGTGGCCTTGCTGGCTGATTCAATCTGACTGACGTAACCGCTAACAGAATCCGCAATACCCAATTGGGCCGCTTTCATCTGCAACAGTTCCGCACGCGTCTTGCCAGCTTGATCCGCCGTACGGGCTAGCTGCGAGACAAAGTTATTGATAGCTCGTGCCGAAGCGCTAGAGCCGTTGGTAGCAGCCTCCGCGATAGCCTTTTGTGCGGTAGCGATGCGCTGTGCTGCCTGGGTTTGTGTCGCTGAGAACGCGTCCGCAGACCGCCGCGCCCTGTCTAACGCTGCGACGTACCCCGAGGCGTCCGCTGTGACCTTAACTGTAGTCTGGTTATCCGCCACTGTTTACGACCTCCTGAATTTTGTTAACTACTGCTACGCCAGCCTCTGATTTCTTTGCTTCAAACGCGGGGCGGATGAAAGGCTCCCCAGCCATCTTTGACGTGCCGTATTCGAGCATCCGCGCCACGTCTGACTTCCGCATGCCGGCCTTATGCCCGTGTGCGCCGTTGGGATAGGTTCCAGTCACCACTACGGCGTATGTCGCCAGCTTGCCCGCTACGGATTCCTCCGGTATGTAGGTAACAGTTACGCCCTCTGCCAGTTCTCCCGTATCCTTTGGAACGCGAATAATCACCTCGTCCTTAAACACAGTAGCCCCTGACGCAGCCGCCTGGCGTAGTGTGGACTCCGCCGTAGCAAGTGCAGCCCTATGCAACACTGCAGTTAGAGCATCCGGGTTCTGTATCTCAAACGGTCTCGCCATTAGTGCGCGGTACCATTAGCAGCAATCTTTTCAGCCACGGCGCGCAGCAGCGCACATACGGTCATATCATGTTCTGCCGCAAGGATGCGGAGGGACTTAAGCGTATCGGGATGCACACGGATGGATACCACCCGCGATTCGTTCGGGTCCGCGAACCCTCGCGTGTAGGGCTTACTAACTTTTGTCATTCTGTCGTTCTCCTAAATGTTTACAGCTATAAAGCACGGCTTCTCTCGTGCCTCCTCCGGGAAGGGGCACGGGACAAACTGCGCGGGAAATTGGGTAATGCGGGAGGTTGCTCCTCCAAGTCTCTCCACTGATTTGTAAGCAGACGCTACAATCCACAGGTGAGGCATTTCGGGAGGTTGCTTCTCTGGGTCTGTGGGGGTGGTTTGTAAGCGGACGCTGAGGAGATTGCTTCTCCAAGTCCCTCGACCGATTTGTGTAGCGTTACCGTATTACTATTAGCACTAGGCTATAGGCCGCCCTCCAAGTCTGCTGACTGATTTGTAAGCGAACGCTGAGGAGGTACTTCCCTAGTCTCCACCCTGGTTTGTAGACAAACGCTTAAAAGCAAACGGGCCGGCCCACTCAATAGCGGTACCGGCCCAAGGTTGGGAGCGAATGGTTAGAGAAACGGATTCGTGTGGTCTATCGAGATGGACGAGCCTCGCGGGAACACACGGAGTAGCTCGCTAGCGGCCCCTGATACGTCTCCGCCGCAGTGGTCAACCCATACCGCTAGCCGCATACCGCTGGGCGTCTGCGCAACACAGGGCCGTAAGATGCTGAATCCGTAGTGCATGAGGGCGGCGATGGCACCCCTGTATAAGTCCCGTCTGTTGTTGGGCAAATCAATGTAAAGCGTCTTACACATCTGGTCATCCTCGTTTAGGTGTTCGAACTATGGCGGCCTACCCGCGTAGGCAATGTGCCGATTACGGCTTGCTTTCGGGTTCTTTTCGCAGAGCGCCTCTCACGTTTGCGTGCACCCATCATAAACGTAAAGACGGCTATGTTTATTCGCTCGCTAAGACACCTTAGTCATGTTTTTTATTCGTAAATATGGCTACGAGTAATAAGCCGAATCGTGATACACTCCAAGTATTAAACGTAAAGAGGGTTACGACAATGCCTAGAGGCAGACCGCAGCAAGCCCCAGCGCGAGCGCTAAACGTACGCGTAGAGGTATCGGACCTTGAGAAGCTAGCTTTGCTGCAGACCGTAACGGGAACCACCACGGCGGAGGTTGTGAGGGCCGCGCTTAAGGGCTACATAGCTGCCAATGAGGGGAAACTACGAGAGGCCGGGGAGAAGCTGGCAAAGGGAGAGTTTTGGAAGTCGGAATAAGTGCGCGGGCTGTACCACAAACGACGCCCACATGACCCGTCCCCATAAACTTAAGCATTTGATTTTAAACAAACTTTAAAGTCATCAACTCAATCTGACCAGCAATGAAGGCGTGCCGCATCTGCCGGGCCGTTGACTGGCAAACAGCCCGGGCCGCCCCTTAACAGGGCGCCCGGGCTGTTGGGCGCAGCAGATGTCCAGGTCCGGCGGCGCCGGAGTCCTACATCGTAACGATCAGGACCAGTTGGCGTGGAAGCTGCCCGGCTTGTCGACGCGCTCGAAGGTATGCGCGCCGAAGAAGTCGCGTTGAGCCTGCACGAGGTTGGCCGGCAGACGCTCGGAGCGATACGCGTCGAAGTACGCCACCGCCGATGCAAACGTCGGCACCGGCACGCC